CCTAAGACCCTCGAACCAGCCATAACTTTTAAAACATCAGTCGCCGTAAGATCTCCAAGTAAGGCATGGATATAAAGCCATGTACCCGGAACCGAAGCGATGACGATATTGTTTCCGGTGGCAGTAGCTGCTACTGGAATTGATATCTTGCGTGAATGTACGTCTTGTATCATATATTTTTATAAAATTAAACTAATAATCAAACCAATAATCTACCTAATGAGGGCCCTTACCTCTGTACGCAAGGGCCCCGGTAGATAGACTAGGAAGAAGTTGTTCCATCCCCAGCTGACCACATCCATGTTCTCAAATCGGATGCACCCAAAGTTGCGAGACAGTTGAAATTCAAAACTAAATCTTGGTTACCTAGAAGATCAACAACAGCCGGCTCGGCGCGCGTTGGGAGAGCTTCAATGTATAGGAAACCATAATCTTGACCCATCTGAGATGAGTCCATCATTCCCCACATCAATCCAGTCATTGCAAGATTTTCATAGGCAGACAATTCGATAACTTTGAAAGTATCGGTTGCTGGAGCGTTATTGAAGAGGTTTGTCTGTTGAGGAGCAAGACCTTTATCAATAGTAGCTTTAATCGTCTTAGCAAACTGAGCTGTAGCAGAACCCTTTCGGCAAACAAGAGTATCGAGAGTTGACATGAAAGGGAGACCACGACCGTCCTTTTTCAAACTCTGTTGTCTGCGAGCAGCCAAAAGAGAGGAATAAGTAAATTGTGGTGAAGGAACAACATCAATAACAACATTCCCCCAAACTGGACCCCCATTCTCTAATGGGTGTAACAAAGACCAGTAAGGTACCGCGTCTGCTCCCAAAGTGGAGATAGGAGTTGGTGTACCAACATTATTAATTGGAACGAAAACGAATGAAGTACCAAATCCTTGACTCAATAAAGATTGAGCTAGGTAATTCTTGGCGTGCTCGATAGCGTTTTTACCTTCGAGAACTTTACCTTTAACTGTCCCTTTAATCTTCGCAGCTGCGGAATCAAAAAGGAAGAAGTTTGACTGGAAGGTCAAACGAACTTTTTTAGTGAAGTGCATTTGCGTGTAGTTCTTAGAGAAGCCTTGGATCGGTGCATCGGAAGCTCCAACACCACCATCCGGAATAATCTCAGCCATGCCGAGACCGGTGACACCAGTATCTGAGTAGATTCTCTGGTTATCGGTAACTTTGTACATAAAGTCCAAATATTCGGCTTTTACATTTGGAGAAACTTTTGGCGCGATGTATTTCAACACATTGTTGACTATAACCGCATAATCATTTATTGTTCCTTGCATATATTTTTATTCTAAATTAATTATAAAACAAACTTGACAATAATTTTCTTATCGGCAGCTAGTCCGTAAACGCCAACCTGTTCGACTATCCCAGAGGCGCTAGTAGTATGTGTGTTGTTAACAACTGTTGAACTGGTCAAAACCATTCTTTGCCCATTATCAAGAACATCCGAATTATTGGTGCAATCAACTATCCAAGTATCACCCTCAAAAAGCTCAATCGCTAGGACTTGCGTAAGCGCATCCGCAGCTGAGATAGCTTGATTTGAGACCCCCGCGAGCAATGCGACAGTAGTTCCAGAAGTCGCAGGACCAACTTGCCCATCAGTAAGTTCGTAAGCCAAAAGCTCACCCTTTACTATGACAGTTGCTGCCAACTTATAGAACGCCGCAAGCGATCGAGTTGGGTTTTTTATAACATTGTGTATAAAACTCATATCGTTTTTATTAAATTGTAGGAGAAACTATACCTCTTCAGAAGTGAGTTCAACGGCTTTCTCTTCAGACATTCCCGTGGACTTAAGTTCTTCTATGTCCTTACGTCTTTCTGCTGAAAATTCCGCCTTATTGCCGGTGCTTCCTTGAAAGCCCATAGCATTAATTTTTTCCTGAACATTCGCACCTTTGATTACTCTCTCCTGAATCGTTTCAGATGGCTTGAACATATTTTCCCGAGCAAGCTCGAGAACAGTCATGAGTTCTTTCCCTGATTTGCCTTGCCAATTATAATTAGCGTCAACAAAATCAAAGAAAACTTCTCGCACATCCGGATCTTTTAACTCTTTAGATCTATCAACGAATCGATCGAGGGTATTTTTAACATCAAGGGTAAGTCGTTCTTGGCGGATTACTTCCTGAATATCCTCTTTAGTAGCACCACCGAGTTCTTTTAATCGTTCTCGGTCGGCTTTCATCGTCTCATCTTCTTCCGGCGGTTTAGGCTCCTCTACAGTTTTATTAAGATTATTAATGTGCTTATCAGAACCATTAAGGTTTTTTAATTGACCTTTTGCCTCCTTAATTTCTTCCGATAATTTTTCCTTAGCCTCAGAATTAGTCGCAAGTTTGCGTTTCTTTACTAGATCAAGTAAGCCAATACGAAGTTCGTATGACTCATCCGACTCAAATTTCCCTTTGTTGGGTACGCGAAACTCGTAATTCTCTTCTTTAGCCTTGGTTTGAGGTTTGCTGGGATCCTCATCCTCCGGCTTATTGGCTCCATCTCCGGTAGCACCGGTTGGACCCTCATCCTCTGGTTTGGTTGGAGCACCCGGCTTCAACTCTTTTCCAGCTCTAACTTCCTTCATAGATGCTTCCAACTCTTCATCGAGTTTTTTTTCATCATCTACTTCTGGCACTTCCTCCTTTTTTTCTGGTTCCATATAGTTTCCTCAGATTTCGCTCTGGGTGGCGATGGATGTTATTAATAATTATAATCTTTATTCAATTCTTTTGTCAATAATTTAATTTCTAATTTTAATAGTTGAACTGACTCTTTCCAGTTTCATTCGAAGCGATTCCATGTTAACCGACCCTTCGCTAATAAAAGAAATAGCATGTTTCTGAAAATCTCCCGGCATTGATTCATTTGCACCCCCAATACTTTCTGCATATTTTAAGGGAACAATAATTAGATATACTTCCTTGTCCCGAACCTTATAAAACAGAAAATTATATTCCGGTTTAAAAATACGATTAAAAATAACAATCATATCATCTCGGTCAACCGGGAAACCACACACCTTATTAAAATAAGAAGGCGCTTTTCCTTTTCCGTCTTTAGCGAAGAAATAATCTGCCTCATCGATTTCATCCCCAAACACATTTTTGAGAACTACTTTATTTTTCTGAACTTCTTCGAGAGCTTTTTTCTTATTCTCCTCAATAATTTTTCTTTCTTCCAACTCAGCTGCCTTCTTGTCTGCGGCTAATTTTCTTTCTTCCGATTTTTTATTATCAGCCAACCTTTTTTCCTCTGCTTTTGCTGCTATTTCAGCAGCCTTCTCTTCATCGGTCTTTACCATACATTTATAGCAACTATCCCGTTGCTAGGGGTTCTTACTTTTTAATAAATTCTTAAAAAACTCGTAAAATTTTTGAATAAATTTTTTCTGTTCAGGCGTTGTTTTTTTCATTACTTTATCCAAATATTCTTTAGTTAAAGTAAACGCGGGGACATCCATATTTATTTTAGCCAATTTCATAGCTTGTTCTATCACAGCAAATTCAACAGGGTATGGATGTTTATATTCCAAACGAACCTCTTCACCTTTCTTGATGTCCTTATTCACCAACACTCTAATTTGTCTCGTCACTTCAACTACGTTCACCCTATCCGACTCAACAAATGTAGCTTCTAGTAATTCCGAATTGACCTGTCCCACCAAGATTGAGGACATCTCTTCCGCACTAATTTCAAACTCATCTCCGGATGGAGTTATGAATTTCATTAACTTTTTTTCAATTGCTTTCGGAGAATAATTTACCTGTAAAGTATATTTCTTTTTTTTCATCTCAACCGGTTTTTTCATTTTTGATCATGCAATCCACCTTGCCTTATGTTTTCCAAAAGATCGACCATGTTTCGTATCATCGTACTTTGGACATCAAAAGTGATCGCATTAACAATCGTATCATATTCAGTCTTACCAACGAGGGGAGTCTGATTAACACAATCTTTCATTAACTCAATAACAATAGGCGCGTGTTCCGATTGCGCTAATTGAATCTTCTTTTGTTTCATTGTTTGTTCAGAAATGGGGTCCATATTAATCTTCTTCTTCGGAATCATCGGACATTCCGTGTTCCTTTAAACATTCTTCTAATTCCTCTTCCTGCTCTTCGGCCTCTGCAAGAAGTTCTTCCCTAGAACCTTCACGTAAAATTTTTATCAAATCCTTATGTTCATCAATGAATTCCTGAAGAGGCATAGTATAAACATCCTTGTTTCCAACTTGGTTCTTTTTATCTTTCTCTACATTTGAATAAACTTTTTTTAATGAATCCATATAATTATGATGCAAATAATTTTTTTAAATTATCATACTGAATAGTTTTGTCTTTATTGTGGGTGTAATAGTAAGCTCCTTCCGTATTATCACTAAATTGACCACCCTTCATCTGATCTTTAATACTTGCCACCATCATATCTACTTGTTTCTTTTTATTCAATGACGGAGCATCCGGTGGATTAAAATAATTATTATACTGAGGTCCTTTATAAGCCTGGTATTGGTTTGGCATCGACAGAACCTCCGCTAATGTTTTAGGCGTTCCTCGATCACGATACGCCTTCATCCGATTTAACGCAGTATTCATAATAACGCTTGATTCCAGTTGTTGTTTGTTGGGAGCACGATTACTTATTTCTCCGTACAGAATTGGTTTAATCGATTCAAAATCACTATCGTTTAAATTGGTATTCCTATCTTTTAAATAATATTGCGGTGGTTTGGAAACCTCAGGAGAAACTGGTTTTTGGTAGTTAACAGGCCCAAACATGTTTTTTATTGAATCAATAATGCCCATTATTTTTATTGTCCCGGAAAGAAGGGAAGATTGGCGGCGCGCCCGACACTCGCGTCAATAGATGAACCCATGGGTGATTGGGGCCTTGCAACTTGATCATTAGATAAAGGAACAACCGGTCCATTATTATCAGAAATTCCTGGAACCCCTGAATCTCCAGCCTTTACTGGAGGAACAGAACCTGGGGTTTGAGACGGAACACCTTGCATCTTAGAAGGTGCTAATCCAGCTTGTTTTTCGATCTCTCTCTGAACATCCGGAGGAGCATCTTTATAATTTATTGTTTCCGCTGGAGTTTTTTCAGGAGATAACGGAGGCATATTCTGTGGAGGTTGCATTCCTAGAATTGCATCGTATTGATTTTTTGGAATATAATCATAAATATCTTGCCCTTGAATATTTAATAATTGTTCCAATGCTTTTAATTGTGAAATGGCTGCTTCTGGATTTTGGATTCGAAGTGATTGAATAATTGTTATTTGATTTGTGATCACCGGAAAGAGCGCCATAAATGTTTGCTTCTTAATTTCCATTGATGGAAGAAGCATTGAATCAGGATCAATGATGAACTCATAGTAATCCGAAATATGACCGTGATTTTTCATCTCATCGAATAGTTTCTTAGCAGAAACAGTTCGAGTAGGAACATCCTCCATGAGTTCTCCTTCAGGAGTAAAGTCGAAATTTAAACGTAGATTAGAGGAAGCTACTACCGCCCGGCCAGTCACCTTACCTTCATCGTCAGTTATTTCTTGCGACTCCACAAAGTAATCAGGATTTTGTTTTGCAAATTCTGCAATTTGTTCATCCGAATCAATCATAAAAACTTTATCTACAGGATAAGTCTGTTTGATCCAAGAAGTAGCAATATGCGCATCAGTTTGAAGGGCATTCATCATGGAGTTTCGAGCTGGAGTTAAACGATTAGTTGCGGCCTCCTTCAAAATCACAGTTGAACCCAGCGTATTCTCCGCATTGTTTCCGGC